GCCCAAGGGCATACTGTATGATTTTATAAAAAAAAGCCGGAACTGTCACGAACTATGGTATAAGTGACAAATGTTTTCCAATGCTTTCTGTTGCTTATCAATAGTTGAGTTTTTGCTTATTTTTATTCAAAATCATTTCCGTTAATTTTCGTCATTTTTTTAAATCGTATTCATCTTCGTATTCATTTTCATACTCACCTTTGCCCGTATAGTTGAGAAGGCTGCAATTTAGTTCTAATAGTTTACATTGGAGGGTGTCCCCTCCAACTCCCCGACCTCTGGACAAGGTCTATTTTTTTTGAAAAAATTTAAAAAAACTTCATCAAAACTATTGACATTATACAACTTTAGTTGTATAATAGATACATAAGGTTAAGGAGGAAACCTTAGACAAGGAAACTAGTAGAAAGGAAAACAAAATGTTTAAGTTCAAAAAGAAGCCACTCAAAGTAAAAACAAATAAGCTAGTAGTCAAAATAAACTTATTTATAATCAGCTTTGAATGGCACATCGAATTTGGATAGTGAGAAATCACTATCCACCCCTTCGGGGGTGTACTTAAATTATAACAAGAAAAACAATGAAAGTAAATCTAAAAATTAGAAAAACCACCAAGCGTGAAAAAGTTGAATTTATTATTGGACTTCTTCTACTCCTATTTGCAGTTTGGTATTTTATGAGGTAATATATGTCAGTAGATATTAAAGCTATCCGCTGGCTTTTAGACAACGCCACAGCCTATGCTATCAGCAAAAACTGTGGCGTATCTATTCAGGCAGTAGATAAGTATAAAAACGGTGTATCAGATATCATGAACATGCGTTTAAAACACGCTATCAGCATGACTTCTTACGCCCATACACTACAAGAAAAACAGTGAGTATCATCACTGTTTTTTCTATTTTGAGCAAACAAAAAACCGCAAGCTATTGCCTGCGGTTGGTGTAATCTAATTTGAAAGTCCTTTCTGTTTTTATTTTTCTTCTTTTGGTTTATCAACTATAGTGATAAGCCCGTCTGGTTCGGTTTTGAAGGCTGGGTCTGTGTGAAGTTCGCCGTTCGCCTTCAAATAGTACCAGCCATCGCCTGACTTAATGAACTGTTTAGATAGCATATAACCATCTTTTTCTTCCATAAAATACCAAGTTTCTCGATATTTCACCCATCCAGTAGCCATACGGCCATCTGACTTGAAGAAATACCAGCGATGGTTAAGGAACATCCATCCTGTAACCATTGCCCCACGCTTATCAAGATAGAACCAATCTTTCCCATCATTAAACCAGCGATTGATAAAGCAATAGCCACGATCATCAAAGTAGAACCATTCATTGTTTATTTGCTTCCATCGTTTTGTTGGATAAGAGCCATCCGACTCTTCCCACCACCAGCCTGTCTCATTGTGTTTCCAGCCAGCTTCAGTAGAGATACCACCTTCGATATCCTTCTTGAATTGTTCACGGCTAATGCCCCATTTGGCCAGATAAGGATAAGGGTCAACGTGGTCGCTCGCATTCCGTGGTTGATTGTACGTACAATACTGATGTGTCTTAATACCTGCAAGGCTGTCGGAATCAAGAGTTTTCGGAATTCCTGCTTCATCGGCTAGATTTCTCAAAAGTTCGACGTATAACCAGTAATCACGATCAAATTCTTCTTGAGTTTCATGGCTCTCAATCAATTCAACGTGCGCATATCCTTCAACGTTCCAGCCACCACCTACATCCCAGGCACCGCGGTCAGTAAGCCATGTCTGCATTACACGACCATTACCAACAACGTGCGAGAAGAAGCCAGATTCAGCTGGTCTGCGCATATGGTAATCTGCTTCATTTTGAGCAGTGGACCGTGAATTCCCAGTCGAATGAGCGTGAATCTGACGATAGGGTTGCTCTCCAACCTGCGGAAGATTGGTTCTTAGTCTACTTGTATCAATATCCATTATTGTTCTCCTTCGTTCTTATCGTTTTTATCGCCAGATAAACGCTCAAATGCCTTAATGATAGGCTGGAAGATAGTCACATTACCTTTCAACTTACGGTAATTTTCGATGAGTGACTGGAATGTGAAAAGCAAATATCCCAGGTAAATCGAGTATAGAAATGCGAACCCTGTCTTCTCAGGTAGCAAGACAGACATCGGAATCAATACCATCAACAAGAGAACACCAAGAATCTTTCGAATCAGACCGTTAATACCAATCTTGCTCTTGTATTCAATTTCTGGATTTGCAATCGCTGCGAACGTTCCTGATGCAAAATCAACAATTTCCATAATGACAATTAAGCTAAGAGCGTACAAAACCAAGCCATCTTCTGTTTGAATCAAGCTTCTAAAAAAGTTAAACAATTCAAATTTCATGTATTTCTCCTACTCTTTACCTTCAAATTTCCAAGCGACACCCGTTCCGTTTTGCTCCAGGGAGCCATTTGTCACAAATGCGCTGACAGGCTCGCCGTTGTAGGTAAATTCCTTATTAAGCTGAACCAAGATGCGCTTGCCTTCACCGTTAACTTCAACGTGGTTCGGTTCTTCAATCGTAATCAGGTCATGTGGTAAGTAGGTCTTACCAACTTCAGCGAGTGGAATCAACTCAACCAATTCTTTATAAGTCGTGCCGTACTCAATATTCTTGCTCATGACAGAGTTCAAGACAAGAACATGAATGACCTTCTGATTCACCTTCGAATTCTCTTCAGTCTGCTTAATAAGAGCTGCAAGCTTGTTCTGTTCACTCTCGTTTTGCGCAATCTTCTGGTTAGCCTGTTCAAGCTGCGCTTGTGTTTTGACGATGGCGCTTCCTGGATCTAGCTCGGCTTTTAGGACATCCAGCACCGCTTGAATCAAGACATCTTCTGATTCGTTTGTACGATCTCCAGGGAATGATCGTGAGTTAGTGCTGTAGCGATTTCCTTCTGATAATTGAATTTCTACCACGGTCTCAACATTAGAACCAGAAATTCTTAAGTATGGTTTTGTTGATAAGTTATAACCATTGATTGCCATGTCTATTCTCCTTTGTCTGCTGGTTTAGTTTCTTCATCAAGCAGAGCTTCCAGCTCATCCACTCGTGCTTGAAGTCTTTGATTTTCAGCCAATTGTTCTTCCAGCTGAATGCTCAAGATATTATTTGCAATCATTGTACCGTTTGATGTATCGGATAAGTCATTGATTGTCATCCGAAGTGCGCGGTTAAGCTGTTCTGTATTCATTTTCTAATTTCTCCAATCTTTGTGTAAGTTTTCTACTTTCAAGAGCAAGCTCCTGAATAGCTTTAAGTGCGATGTTTGTTAGTCTGAGATTGTCCAGATTCAATGTGTCTCCGTTCTCGTAAACAAGCGTAGGATCCACTGCTTTGACCTCTTGGGCAATCAAACCAATCTTCGTGTGTGCTTGTTTCTGTCTATCCTCTTGCTTCTTCCAATCGTATTCCTTAAATTGGAATTGATGGATATAGTCAAGAGCCTTGTGCTTGCAATCCACAATATTCTCTTTCAGACGTCTATCCGAGAAATGCTTATTGACTATAGTCCACAAACTGTACGCTTTACCGTTATAACTATAATAAATATCATTTCCTGAGCCACCAAAATCAAGAGAGACATTGTTTGAATTCCAAAAACCAATAGTAGCTGTTGTTCCCCCGTTGATGCTCCCTTTCCCAGTCCTCATCCAACCAATTCCATTCGCTTTAATATAACCTTCAACTGTTAAAAGAAATTCAGTTGTTGGAGTTGCGGTATTTCCTCTTGTAAAATCAGAATCTTTATAGACAAAAAGACCGTAAGGGACATTCTCGCCACGACCATAAGAGCCAATGAACTGGACACCCAATCCATCTTTTGCATTATAGTTTCGTGGAACGTTAATCTGTAAACCACCATTCACTGTATCAAATGAGCCATAAGAGCCTAGTTGAATTTGGGTATGACCTGTTAAGGTTCCACCATAAATGCTGGCCCCTCTAATGGTCCCACCGTAAATCCTATCACCGCTTAAAATACCTGAGCGAACCTGACTTGCATCGATTGCAACACTCTGCACACGGTTGATGAAGGCTTGTTTTGCAAAAAGTTGACTCAAGTAGGCTTCATTTGCGACAAGTTTATTGAAGAAAGCCTGGTCAACTTTCAATTTTTCGGCCGTAACAGCTTCAGCATCTAAGATAACAGTAGTCACTGAGCCTGCTTCAAAATTGGCTGTCTTCAGCTTGTCAATCATAGCAGACTTGATAACCGCTTTATCAATCAAGGTTTCACCAGTGATATGAGTCAACTTGCCGTCAAATCGATTATGACCGTTAGCGCCCAGGTTGATGCCAGAAATGATATCTCCTGCACTGTTGATGTTCTGAACAGACCATGAGCCATCCAACTGTCTTTGGACGGTTTTCACAGCTTCAAGAGCATCATTTGGTGCTACTGAGTAATCAGATGGAGCTGAGCCCTTTTCTACTTTTATCAAACCATCATCGTACATACGAGCTGAGAATCTGACGAAATAAGCATTCGCTGGTATAGTGATTTGATTGATGTTGTGTTGTTTGCCTACAGTTGTTTTATAAGCATTTAATCCTGGTTTGCGGTTATCAATAGGATTTTTGTTTTTATCGAAAAATTGCCAAGCGGTCCAAGCCATTCCATTCTCAGGCAGAGTTACCCAGTGCTGGAAGATAATTTTTTCATTTGGATCCACTGAAATGAAATCGGATGTAACCTCCTTTTGTGTAGCATTCGCTACGCTAATGATTCCATTATTCCCTAAAAATCCTTTAGTGAGCGTTGAGGTTAAGAATAAATTCTGATGTTCCGCAAAGGCCTTCCCAACTTCAACCTGGAATAGCTGATTGGTCATGGCCATACGTGCGACCTTGTTAGAGATGTCATTTTCATTGTTACCAATGATACGCTCATAGAGTTGGCTAGTTTCCTTCACACGCTGGAAGTCCGTCTGATTAGCCTTACCAGCAATCAATGAAGTGATGTCTGCAAATCGGCCATCTACTGCATTTTTGTAGGTCGCAATCTGAGTGGAAATCAAGCCATTTTGTGGGTTCGTGATAGCTTCGAACTTGTGTTCAATAGCTTTTACAGTTTCTTGATAAGTCGCTTTGCCTACATAGTCCTTCTCAACTAGCTCACGTACAGCCGTCGCTTGTTTCGCACTCTCCTCGCGAGTATAACGCTGTAAAGCTTCCTGTCGCTGACCGTCTTTATTGACATATTCCTGAATAGCTGATAAGTCAGTTCGCAATCCCTGAGCCGTCCGCTCAAAAGTAGCCTTAGCTTCAGTGATAAGACCATCAGTGTCTTCAGGCGCTGGACTCCAATCTGTCGCTAGAGTACCTTTTTCAAATTTAATTTTGCGAACCGAATAGCTATTATTTCCAGCAAAATCGTACAAGGCCATCTCGCCTCTTGCATAGCGGGGGTCATCGTTTGGAAAGATAACTGGACCTGTGAACGTGAACCGTTGCCAGTCCTTGCTTGGAGTGATGTCTGCACTAGCTTTCAGACCGAAGCGGTTATTTTGATAATGATAAAAATGTAGAGGACGAATCTCACCACCGTCGTTGATTTTTAGATCAAACGATAGAGTCCAAATTTCCCCGACATTTTCTTGTGAAAGATACGGATGCAAAGGAAACGAAAAGAAACGCGTACTTGTGCGAATCTTCTCAGAGTCTCGATAGTAATTTCTACCACCGACTTTAACACTCGCTATCTTACTAGCCAGCTCCTCAGCTGTCTGTGTGAGTTCTGACTTGCTGGCTTTACCATTGGCCAAATTGATCAGCTCTGCCAGTCTGCGAGTCGTTGTCTCTTCATACGTTGCTTGCGCCGACTTCACACCAGACAGTTCTTTTTTTGTCTGAACAAGTGCTTCAACTTGCTTGGCAATCTCAGCTTCAGCCTGTGCTTGCTTCGGTCGAATATCGTTCGCGATGGTTCGTTTCAAGACATCCAAGTCGCCCGACAAAGCCGTCTGAGCACTCGTAGCCTGTCTCTTGAATTCTTCAAGTTTGGCAACAGAATCTAGACCAATCCGCTTGGCTTCCTGAGCAAGTAAGCTACTTGCACCAGCGTTTCTCAAGGCTTCTTCAGACCTGCGCTTGACTTCTTGTAATGGGCCGTTGTCAAAACTGTTGAAACGCTGATTGATAGTGTCAGATAGTTCTTGCTTGACTTCTTCGGCTCTTGCTCTTGCAAGTTCAATACCGTCAGAAATTTCCTGTCTAAGCAATCCAGCCTTATGATCAAAGTCTAAGTCAGCATTTTGAAGAGCCTTTTCAAGAGCTATTTCTTGTGCAGATTCTGTTACTCCAAGGATGGCATCAGCTGCGCTAGATAGCCCACCAGAAGCTCTAGAACCACCAACCCCTGCCTTGTCATCGAAAGTCAGAGAGATGTATTCTTCCTTCAAAGCGTCGAACTCATAAGCAATAGCTTTTTTGAATGCATCGACATTGTGTTTCCAGCTCTTGAGGTTGACTGTATCACCCATGTGAACAACTTGCCCATCAAGTTCAAAGGCTTCAATCTTGATAGCATCAGAGACCTTATCAATGCCTTGATTTGTAAATTTAGCCTGTGCCCACTTCTGCAACTCTTCAACAGTCTTTGCGTTGTTGTTCTCATACTCTTTTTCATTGATATAAGGGTATGAGTTGATAAGAGGACTATCTACAGTCACTCTGATAGTCGTTTCTTTTTCAGCACCTTCAGGCTTAAACGTCGACTTTGCATGAATTCTTGTGACAACATTCTGACTGTTCCTTGTACGTTGATAGTCCTTCAGATTCTTGTGTGTCGTGATAACAACACCACGATTCTCACCACGACTCTTCTTGATAGTCATTGCAAAGTTATCACGAACCAGCTCGCCTTCCCATGTACCAACAATGCTGTGCTTACCGTCCAGCAATACAGAGTACAGAGTTTCTGTTTCAGTCGTGTTGAAGGTCCTACGATCCTGGATATCGCTATTGAAAGAAAAATTCCCCAAAGCAGTTTTGGTGTTTTGAACCATGCGAGAAAGAGCCATGCCACAGCTCTGACTAGTCACGCTCATTGGCGTGATAGAACGTTGCATCACATCATCTGAAATGTGATAGGCTGTAATTTCCAGATGGTCATTGTTCTCAACAGGTTTCTTGATGCGAAATAGCTGCGCACCAAGAACAGGGTTTTGGAACCATTCGAAACAACACAGCTCTAAAACTGTACACCCAGCAGAGAAGAAAACCTATGAGTTTTGGAACCATTCGAAACAACACAGCTCTAAAACAAGACGAGCTAGCTATTGAGCTAAACGAATGTTTTGGAACCATTCGAAACAACACAGCTCTAAAACTACGATGAAGTTTTGATAGACGTTACAAGTGTTTTGGAACCATTCGAAACAACACAGCTCTAAAACTTCCTACTGGGGAAACTATCTAGAACCGACGTTTTGGAACCATTCGAAACAACACAGCTCTAAAACTAAGGAAAACTACCATGTACGCCTTCAATGGTTTTGGAACCATTCGAAACAACACAGCTCTAAAACCGACACCGCTTCA